AGGCGCTGGACAGGCCCGTCGCGGCGGTCCAGAAGAACGTCTCGCTTGCCTCCAAGGACATGGTCGAGAACCAGGCGGCGGAACGCAACAACCTGAAAGGCATCCGCTCCACCTACTCGCTCTTCGCCAAGCAGAAAGGCGACGACGACGAGGGCGGCAAGGGAACGAAGCTCGGCGCCTAGCGCGCACACGGGGACGGGGGAACGCCATGGCGAGGAGAATCACGAGGAAGCCAGACCACGAAGCCGTGAGGAAGCACGCGGTTCGGCAGTTCGATGCGCTTTTCGCGCATCTTGACCGCAACCGTTCGGTCTACGCCGACGTGAACCGCGAGTTCTACCCCCTGGGCATCGCGGGATGGACGAAGAACGCGGAGGACATCGCCGACTCGGAGCTCTACGACGAAGAGCACCGGATGCTCACGACGATGCCGCTCATCTGCCACGGCAAGGGGTCTGCGGGATTCAACGCGAACCTGACGCCGCCGGCGAGCCCGTGGTTCAGGCTGAAGAGCTCCGCGAACGCGGGCGACAAGGCATCGCATTCGTACAAGGCGGCGCTCGACAAGGTGACCGAGGCGGCGCGGGAGATAATGTCGCGTTCGAACACGTACAAGTCGCTGGCGAAGCTCTATGACCACCTGCTCGTCAACGGCTTCGGCTGCATGCTGGTGACGCGCGACGAGCGCTACACCGTGAACGTGCGCACGCTCAGGCCCGGCACGTACGCCCTGGGCATCGGCTCCGACGGGATCGTGAACCGCTGCGTCCGCCGCTTCGCCTGGACTGCGGAGCAGATCATCGACTCGTTCGGCGACAAGGGAGTGCCGGAGCGCATCCGCTCGAAGTACACCGACGTCAAACAGTACTGGACCGTCTACAACCTCATCGAGCCGCACGCGAAGAGCCGCAACGACAAGATCGCGGCCAAGACGGGGCTCGACCAGGACTTCGAGTACCGCTCGATATACTGGCTGAAGGACGCCGGCGTGAACGACCCGCAGGCGGGAATCCTCGAGATATCCGGTTTCGCCATAAAGCCGATCATCGCGCCGCGCTTCGACTACGAGCTGGGCGACACCTACGGCACCTCGCCCTGCATCAAATGTCTTTCGCTTGCGCGTGGTGCGCAGACCTTCAGGTACGACACGCTCAACATATCCGGGCTTCGCGGCAATCCGCCGCTCGTCGTCTCCGCAGAGTTCAAGGACGAGGGCTTCGACGCCGGGCGCGGCGGGATAAACTACGCCCGCTACGGAGACCAGAACCGCTCGCTGGCGCTTCCGGTCTTTGCGCAGGCTCCCGATGCGGAGGACGCGAGGAAATCGCTCGCCGAGGTGATCGACGAGATGAAGACGCTCCTGTTCGTGACGGCGTTCCAGACGATCGACTCGCTCAAGACGAACAAGGGCGTCAAGACCGCAACGGAGGTCGACGCGCTCGTCAGGGAGAACATGGAGACGCTGGGGCCGGTGGTGATGAACCTCGACCGCGAACTGCTCGACCCTCTTGTCTCTGCGGTCGTCCACTATGTCCTCGCGAACGGGAACGTCGACCTGGGAGAGGACGGCGCGGCCGCGCTCGACGGCGGCGAGATAGAGTACGTCTCGCAGATACACATCGCCGCGCGGCAGTCGTCCATTGCGACGCTTCGGGACAACGCGCAGTTCGTGCTGGAGCTCTCGAAGGTCTATCCGCAGGCCAGGCACAGGATCGACGTCGACAAGACCATCGACAAGTACGCCGACCTCACGGGATGCCCGGAGGCGATCTTCGCGAGCGAGGCCGACGCCAAGGCCGCACGCGAGGCCGACGCCAAGGCCGCCCAGCAGCAACAGCAGCTCCAGCAGCTGGAGACCGTCGCAAAGGCGGCAGGCACGGCGGGCGGGATGCCGACGGACGACGAGCACGCCGGATCCAAGATCGTAGAGGCCCTTTCGGGAGGTGCGCTATGAGCGGAAAGAGGGCGACAAGGGCGACGGCGCCGTTCGCGGACACGGCCGAGCCGAAGAAGAGGAGCCGTTCGGACAGGGCGGCGGAGCGGAGGCGCGAGGCCTTCGGCCGCCTCATCGCGAACGACGACTTCAAGGAGTTCATGTTCGAGACGATCTACACGCTTTGCGCGTTCGAGCACGACCTCAGGAACACAACCGAGTTCGAGCGCGGCATCCGCTCGGCCGGCTCGTTCATCCGCCGCTCGCTGCTCGTCGCAGACGGCGCACCGCAGTTTTTCGCAGACCTCGACAAACGGTACTACGCCGGAGTTCGGCGCGGCATCATCGAGGCAGAGAAGAACAGGAACAACAAAAATGAAGGAAGCAGGTAATGGAGAACAACCAGCAAACCACCACACAGGACGGGAACACCCCCACGCAGACCACCCAGCCGCCCGCGCAGGGAGGACAGGGCGGTACTCAACCGACGGGAGACAACCCCGCGAAGACCGACGCCCCCGCCAAGCCTGGCGCTGACAACCCGGGCGGAGACAACCCGGCCACGACGCAGGACGGCACGCAGCCGGCAGACGGCGGCGACAAGCCTTTCCTCGGCGGCAAGAAGGAGGAGCCAGAGAATAAGGACGACGGCGGCAAGCCCGGCGACAAGCCGGCGGCGGCCGACGAAAAGGCGTATCTCGACGCGATCGTGAAGGACGAGGCGGTGTTCGGGAAAGACGACAACCTCGTCTTCGACCAGAACCTCATCAAGGCGGTCATTCCCGCCTGCCAGAAGTACGGCGTCTCGACAGAGGCCGCGAACGCGATCGCGAACGCGTTCGCCAAGGCGCAGCTCGACGGCGCCCGCGCGGCGTACAAGGAGCGCTGCGACTACTTCGCCAAGATGAACGGCGAGGCGCGCGCGAAGTACTCCGACGACGACTTCGAGCAGATCAACAGGGGCATCGACAAGTACTTCAAGCCGGGCGGCATCATGAACAACGTGATACGCAACTCGGAGCTTGGGGCGGACCCGGAGTTCCTCGCGCTCATGCACGAGCTTGGCGCGGCGGCGAAGGAGGACGCGGGCAAGGGCGCGGCGGCCGGCGGCGGCGAAGGCGGCGGCGACCCGAACGGCATCACGGGGCTGTCGAAGCTCTGGTAGCGGCGATTTCGCCCTGGGACGGGTTCGCGGGTGCGACTCAAGGCTCGAGGGCGGGAAAAAAGAAAGGACAGAAAAATGCAGGTAAACGGAACACGCGCCTTGACGTACATAGACTTCATCAAGGGTCTTGACGCCAAGGGCAACTTCGACCACAGGGTCATCAACCTTGCGGTCAAGTCGAATGAAATGCTCGACGACATCACCGTCATCGAGGCGAACAACGGTACGGCGCTCGAGACGACCTTCCGCACGGAAGTGCCGAAGCCGGTCTGGACGCAGTACTACGGCGGCATCCCGTCGAACAAGGGCAGCAAGGCCAAGCTCAAGGTCAGCTGCGGCCGCATGGGGACGAAGATCCTCATCGACAAGAAGCTCTACGACGACGCGAAGGACAAGGACGCGGTGATCGCCGACGAGCTCCAGAGCGCGCAGGACGGCATGAAGCTCGAGATGGGCAACATGCTCGTGTACGGACTTCTCGCCGACAATCCGCTCGGCTTCAACGGCCTGTTCAAGCACTACGACAAGTACGGCTCGGAGGACGACGCGAATTCGGCCCACTACGTGCTGAACGCGCTCAAGGCCTACAGCGGCTCGACCGCCGCGACGGACGACGGCAAGACGTCCGACCTCGGCTCCATCGCGCTCGTCGGCTGGTCGCCGAACACGATCACGTGCTTCCACCCTGAGAACCACGCGCAGGGCGGCATCGAGATCACCCCGAAGCGCGTCGTCGACATCGTTGACCCCGATAAGGGCGGCGATGCAACGTACGAGGCGTACCTCCAGTACCTCTACTGGCAGCTCGGTCTCGCGGTTCGCGACTTCCGCTACGGCGGCCGCATCTGCAACATCCAGCGCGACTACATGCTGACGGCGAACGCCGAGAAGTACTACGTCGAGCTCATCGACCGCCTTTCGCAGCGCGTCCACGACTCGGGCGTGAAGCAGGCGTTCTACATGGACAAGCGCATGTGGGAGAACGTCTGCGTTCTCTTCAGCCGCCTCACCCGCTCGAACGCGATCACGTTCCAGCACATCGAGGCCCGCAAGGAGCGCCGGCTCTACGGCATTCCTGTGCGGATACAGGACTGCATGAAGGTCGCCGAGTCGGTCGTCACCGCCATCGCGTAACACAAGAAAGGACAAAACAATGAGATTCGACAAGCTTTCGCTCTTCGCGGACGGCAAGGCGCTCACGGTAAGCGCCTCCAACTCCACGTCGATCGTCCACTACTCCAAGGTCATCGACCTCAGGAAGAACCAGAACGTCGAGATCGACGGTTTCCTCAAGGTCTTCGGCCAGATCGTCGGCACGGTGAACGCGTCCGGCTCGATCACGACGGTCGTGCAGACCTCCGCCGACGGCGCTACCTGGACCGACCTC